TAGGTCGACGGATCGGTCCCGGTCCCGTCGCCGACGCGGGTCTCGACCTTGTCGGTCGAATGGATGATGACCCCGTCGTACTCGCCCAGGGCGCCGCTAAAGAGCGGGTTGTCCTCGCCGCGGATATTGGCGTCCTTCTGGGCGTTGATCCAGGCCGACTCGGCCTTGAGGGCCTTGGCCTGCCAGGGGTGAATGAACATCAGGTAATACTTCTTACCCTTGATCATCAGCGGCCGAATGGGCGGATAGCCGGCCCCGGCGATCTCCGCCTTGCGTTTGACGGTCTGGATGACCTGAGTGCCGAAGAGGTAATCGGCGTAGGTATCCGATCCCGTCCCGGAGCCCAGCTCGGCGTCGAGGTCGTTGGCCGTGTGGCTGACGACTCCGGCCGTCGTCTGGCCGCCGACCCAGCGGCGGTTACTTGACGGCGTCGCGGCGCTGAGCGTGCCGGCCGCATTGGCCAGGCCCGACAGCGCCAGCATGATATCCGTGTCGATCTTCTGGGCCAGCCAGTTACCCAGGCTAGTCTTGGCGTCCTCGCGGAAGGAGAGCTTGACCCGCTGGAGGGTCGTCTTGCCCTTGGAGCGGACGGCGTTGCGCCGCTGGTGGACGGTGACGTCCTGGGTGTAGTAGGTCATGGACTCTTCGTTGCCTTCGAGGTCCGAGTCGTCGACGACGCCCTCGCCGGTCAGCGGCGCCAGCACCGAGACGCGGACCTTGTCGCCGGCCTCGTTGACCAGCTGGCTCTTGCGGGTGATGATCCCGTCGGAGCCGTCGGTAATGGCCGGGGCGTCTTTCTCGCGCCCGGTCGAGGCCACCTCGTCGGAGATCTGGTCCTTGATGAAGGGCTTGAAATACATCTGCTGCTGGGCCCACAAGAGCGCTTTGCGCGCGTAGGCCGTTCGCACCAGGGTTGAATGTACGCTTGCGGAAAATTCGGTGTCCGCCATGACTGTCACTCCTCGTACTATGAGCCGTAGCCCCTAGCCGGGGCCTTGCGGCTCCTGGTTGTCGTTAATCAGCCGGATCGCTGCAGGCGAGCCAGCATCCGATTCAATTCCCCCTCGTCGGTGGTGGACTGGAGCACGTCGACCAGTTGGGCCAGGGCCGCCCCTTGCGGCGCTGCCGGTGTTGCCGCTGGCGCGGCGCCCGGCGGCAGCGGCGTATAGCTGGGCGACGGCGCGGCCGCTGGCGTAGCGTTCTGACCGAGCCGTTGCCGGCAGAGCCCGTAGGCCCGTTTAGCCGCGTCGGCCGGCGTGCTCGCCGTCTGGACGTGGGCGACTTCCTCAGGCGTCAAGAGGGCCCCGCCGCGGCCGAGCACGTCGGCGTAGTCGCTGTAGAACGCCGTGCCGATGGCGTCGGCGTCCCGGTTGAACCGCTCGCGCTGCCGGGCCTGCTGGATCTGCTGGGCCTGCTGGGCCTGCGCCGCCTGGCGTTGGGCATGCGTCATAGCCGCCCGCACCGTCGCGGCCGAGACGAAGTCCTCATCGTCGAGGCCCGCGAGCGGGTCCTCCTCGCCGGCCGTCTCGCCGGCCTGGCTGACCTTCTCGCGCAACTGCGCCAGCTCGGCCTCCATGGCCTCCATCCGGGCCAGGCGGCTCTCGGCCTCCTGGCGTCGGGCCCGCTCGCTCTGGAGGTCGCGGAGCATCCCCGCCTGGGCGCGGTCGGCCTCCGGTGTCTCCGGTGTCGGCGTCTCCGGCGTCGGCGTCGTCTCGCCCAGAACCTCGTCGAGCAGCTCATCGGCCTGCTTCGGCTCGGCCGGCGGTGTCGGTGTCTCTGTTGCCGTGGCGCTGCCCTGATCGGTCACAATGTCCTGTCCTGCTGTCTGGTCCTTGCTCATGGTCTCAGTCCTTTCTGCATCTCCCAGGCTCTTCGCCTGGCGTCCCAGTCTGCCCGCCGGGTGGGGATGGCGGCGACTACGTCCCGTCGCCGTGGGGAAAAAAAAGAGCCCCGCCGCGCGGAGCTTTGTTGGTCCCACGCGACAGGGCTTCGGTTGTTCCGAGTGTCCCTCAAACCTGGTTGTACTGACCGGCCTATGGGGCCAGTCGATCGGGCTTGATCGTCTCCTCTATCTGGACGCCGGTCAGGCCGCCCTTGAAGAAATTGAACCGCACCGAACCGCTAAACGGTTGGCGTTTAAGCAGCGTCTCATAGAGCAGCTTGCGGCCCTGGTCGGCTGTCTTGGCATGTTGCAGTCGTCTATCGGCCATTACGCCAGCCCTCCGGCCAGCTGGGCCTGCTGCTCTTGCGCCGCGGCCAGCTCCTGCTGTTGTTGCATCGCCTGACGTCGGGCGCGGACCGACTCAATGATCCGCTCCTTGCCGGGTATGTCCGAGAGCTCCAACACCTCGAGCGGGTCGACTTCTGCGGCCAGGTTGGGCACGCCCTGCAAGAGCTCCATCAGCTGGACGAAGCCCTGGTTGCGGACCGTCGGCGTGCTCTGGGAGGTCTGGACCTTGATCCCGTAGCGGCCCAGGTGCATCGAGTGCAAGAGCTCGCGGTCGACGCTTAGCTGTTCCTCCTCGCATATCAGAGCGATCTCCTCATCGGAGTAGAGTCCGCGGCCCTTGTCGTCGCGATAGCGGACCAGCTCGCCGAGCGTCTCGTAGAATCCCAGTTGCGTCGCGCCGAAGTTGTCGAAGACCACCTCGCCGACGGTGAGCCCCTGATCACGCCTGGTTTTGAGGGCCTCGCCCGACTCCTTGCCGCGGTCGCCGTAGCCGCGGATGGCGTCGTTGAGGCCGGTCACTTTGTCGATATCGTCGTCGGCCAGCAGTCCCAGCCGCAAATGGCCCTCGCTCAAAGGCGCCGGCGTGCGTCGCATCGGCGGGCCGACCTTTGGATCGAAGTGCAGGTTGAAGCCGGCCGATGCCCCCTCGCTCTGGAGCCGCCGGTCCTCCTCCTCGCTGATCGAGCCGTTCGGGATGTCAAAGCCGCTGTTAGCGGTGCTGTTGAGGTGGTGGAGCAGTTGCGAGCGTCGCTTATTGAGCTCGCGCTGTGAGTCCTTGATGTTGTCGATGATACCGAGAGGCATACCATCCACCCAATAGGGACAGAACCGCTCGAAGGGGTAGACACGCAGCCTGCCCAGCGGGTTCTTCTTGTACTCCAATTCGATCCCCGCACCCTCGCCGACCGTCACGATCAGGTGCAGCTCCGGATGGAGCCGCTCGTAGAACTCGAGCCGCCCGCCCGAGGACCGGGCCAGCTGTTGGGCCTCGCCGCGTTTGTGGCTCATGTCCCAGATCTTGCCCATCGTCGGCATGACCAGATAGCTCTGGCGGATATAGCGTTTATGCCAGCAGAACCGGGTCCGCCAGCGGACCGTCCGCGTCTCGCCCCGCTCGTAAGTGCTGGCGGCGCTGTCGTAGTCGCCGCCGGCCGCGTCGCTCTGGGTCCGCGTGCCCAGGCGCACGTCGCCGCCCGAGGGCTTCATTTCGTCGAGCTTGCCCTGATAGAGCTCCAGCTCGAGAGCCTTGTCGGGAAAGAGCAGCCGCAGCTGCTGGCCCGTCAGCCAGCGGCTCTGGATGACGTAGCGGCAATGTTGATAGACGTCCGTCTGGTTGACGTCGTAGCCGCGAAAGAGGGGATCTTCGAGCATGTCGAAGCAACTGATCGACTTCGGTAAGACGTCCCCATGGACCAGGTCGTAGCTCCGGTCGATATCCAGACCGACCCACCACTTGGAGCCGATGGCCCCCATCAGAAACGCCTCAGACAGAGCCCAGTCGCCCTTGGGCCGGCTGGTATCCATCGCGTGGCGACAGAGTCGGGTAATCACCTGGGCGACTTGAGCGTTGCCGCCGCGACGCGGCTTGAACTCGGCCGCCTGGCGGAACTTGCGCTGGTAGCCCGAGAGCAAATTAAGGGTGGGCATACACTTGTTGATCGTCAGGTGGGGCCGGCCCTCTTCGTCGAGCGTGGCCAAGGCGTCCGCGTCCCATTGGCCGTCGCCGCCGCAGTAGAAGCGAAAGTTTTCCCGCAGCCGATCATGCTCGGCGCGGAGGGCCTCGGAGGCCTCACCGTAGAACTGGCGGGCCAGCTCCAACCGCTCGATCTGACTGTTGAGCCCCAATGTCACCGCTTCAACTCCTGACTACTGACTACGACCGCACCGGCACCCGCCGGGTCCGCGTCTGGCCGTTGACGTTAATGCTGATATTCCGCGTCGGATTGATGAACTCCACCGGCCCATTGCCCAGATCGTACCCTTCGGGCGTATTGCGGGCCAGGTCGGGATCGACCGGCTCGGCCTCCTCGTCCGGCTCGGCGAGCGTCTCGTCGTCGACGACGCCGTCGCTATCGGCCAGCTCGGCGGTGCTCTCCTGCTTGTCCTGCCGGTCCGGGCCTTGCCCTTCCCCGGCCAGCTGCTCCCGCAGCGTCTCGAGCTGTTCGATCTGCTCGGGCGTCGTGCCCGCTCGCGGCGTGCCGTCCACCTTGAGGATCCGCTTCTCCATCGCCGCCACCTGGTCACTCAATGC